CATTAAATGCGCCACCGAAGAACAGGACTGGACGAAATTTCGCACCTGGAAAGCGGCCAACCCCAGCCTGGACGTAACCATCAGCCGCGACGATATCCGAGCGGCCTGTATAGAAGCGCAGGAGAGCCCGACTAAAGAGAACGCCTTTAAACGCTATCGCCTCAACATTTGGACCGAGCAGGAGAGCCGCTGGATACCGCTAAAGCGCTGGGATAAGTGCGCGGGGCAGATGTCACCGGGCGACCTCGAGGGCCGCGAGTGTTTCGCAGGTCTTGACCTGGCCAGCACTCGAGATATTGCAGCTCTCTCGATGGTGTTTCCAACTGATGAAGGATTCAGCGTTTTAAGTCGCTTCTGGATTCCGAAGGAAAATGCCTTAGAAAGGGAGCGGCGCGACCGGGTGCCATATCTGACCTGGGCGCGTCAAGGTCTTGTAACGCTGACGCCTGGCGATGTCATTGATTACGACGTGATCCGAAAAGACATCAACGAGCTCAACGAAACCTTTAATATACGCGAGATCGCTATTGACCGCTGGAACGCCGCACAGATTACAACCCAGCTCCAGGGCGATGGTTTTGAGGTGGTTATGTTCGGGCAGGGCTTCGCCAGTATGAGCGCTCCGACTAAAGAGCTGGAGAAGATCGTCTACAGCCAAGAGCTCAATCATGGTGGATGCCCTGTCCTGCGCTGGATGGCGTCTCATGTAGTAATCGAGCAGGACGCCGCTGGGAATATGAAGCTCAGTAAAAAGAAGTCACAAGAAAAAATAGACGGCCTGGTTGCGCTGGTGATGGCGCTTGGCCGAGCGAACGTAAGAACCGAGCCTTTCAAAAGCGTATACAGCGCCCAGGGGCTCTCTACCCTATAGGATGAAATATGGGACTACTTCAAACCATCTCCAGCCTTTGGAAAACCCGGAGCATAGAAAACCCGGCGACGCCTCTATCAGCTCCTGATGATTGGCTGTTAGACCTGGCCGGCGGGACGACGAGCTCAGGTATCAACGTCAATCCTCAAACGGCGATGACCTATGCGCCAGTCTATCGCGCTGTAAACCTGATCAGCCAGGACGTAGCCAAGCTGCCGCTGGTCGTCTACCGGCGCAACGGTGAAGGGAAAGACAAAGCAACGGCGCATCCAGCGTATCGAGTGCTGAGATACCAGACCAGCCGCTCCATGAGCGCTTTTGAGTTCAAGTCTACGCTGACCGCCGACGCCCTGTTATATGGTAGCGGCTACGCCGCGATCATTCGCAATGAGGCCGGGACGGCTAACGAGCTGATCCCGTTATCACCAGGGGCAACGAATGAGGTATGGGAGGGCGACCGGCGGCACTATACGACTATCATCGACAACCGGGAAGAACGCCTTAGCGAAGAGAATGTTCTGCACATTCGGGCGCTCTACGGCCTGGGCGTCGTCGAGCTGGCGCGGGAATCCATCGGGCTGGGCATGGCCGCTGAGCTCTATGGCAGCGTGTTCTTCAAGAATAACGCGAGGCCCAGCGCTGTGCTCGAGCACCCTGGCCATCTTGACAACGACGCCAGGGACAACCTGCGCCGCTCGTGGCAATCGATGCACGGGCGCGTCGAGAACAGCCACAAAATAGCGATACTCGAAGAGGGTATGAAGCTCACGCCATTTTCCAGCTCTAACAAAGACGCCGAATTCAACGAGACGCGCCAGCTTGAAGTAAGAAACATCGCCTCATGGTTCGGGATACCCCCTCACATGCTGGCCGACAATACCCGTACCAGCTACAATAGCCTTGAAAGTGAGAATCAGGCGTACCTAGACAGCTCTCTTGATCCTTGGCTATGCACTTGGGAAACCGAATGCCGGGCCAAGCTTCTCACAGCCAGCCAACAGACAAGAGATACTCACTTCGTGGAGTTCAACCGGAACGCCCTGGTCAGAGCCAACATGGAAGCGCGGGGCGCTTATTACAATCTGGCCATTCAAGGCGGCTGGATGTCGCGTGATGAGATCCGCTCGAGGGAAAACCTGAACCCGATACCGGGCGAGGGTGGCAGCACGTTCATGGTGCCGCTCAACATGGGGCCGGCGTCCGCAACACCAGAGGCCGAAAACGACGACGGCACCGAGCTGGGAGCGCGTGAAGCCCTGGGCGTCATTCTTAAGGATACGCTGCAACGTATGGCGAAGCGCATCGTGACGCGGCACGAACGTGCCGCCAAGAAGCCTGAAGAGCTCAAGCGGTTCTTAGATCAGGGCATGATAGACGATAATAGGGCGGTGGTCCTGGACGCCCTGACGCCAGCGCTTGACGCGCTACAGGTGCCGGGGAATAGATCCAGCCTGATGCTGGAGTTCTTCTATTGTATGAAAGACGCCTTAACTGTTTGCGGCGATGGATTCAACCGAAACGAGATAATCAGCGGAGTCAGCGAAGAGCTGGCCAGCCGCTGGATGGGAGAAATAGAGTAATGAAGACCGAGAGACGATATCAACCGGCAGGTGAGGCGCTCGAAATCAGGCAGGACCAGAATGGGAACATCAGCGGATACGCCGCTGTCTTTTATAACTCAGAGGATCGCGGCAGCGCGTTCGGGCTCTGGGATGGCGCTGAAGAGCGCATCATGCCGGGGGCTTTCTCCAGGGCCATCGCTGAGAAAGACGACGCCAGGGCGCTCTTTAACCATGAATCAGACAAGCTCCTTGGCCGCGTCAGCGCTGGCACCCTGCAGCTGAGCGAAGATGCGCGAGGTTTACACTATTCCATCAGCCTGGGCAATACGACGGCCGCCAAGGACGTCCGCGAGATGATCAACCGGGGCGACCTGACCGGCAGCTCCTTCTCTTTCAAGGTGACGGATGAAGACTGGACCGAGGACGAAGGCACCCAGGTCCGGAATATCAAGGGCGTTGAGCTCTTCGACGTGGGGCCGGTGACGTTTCCAGCCTATGAGGCCAGCACCGCGAACAGCCGCGACATAGAAGGCGCTAAAGAAAGCCTTGAAGAGTCTGAACGCGAGAAAGTCAAAGAGCGCGTGAATGAGCGCTTCGAGGCCATAGCCCTGAAGATTGACCCAGAGCTGGCAGACAGTAAGCCCACAGAGGATTCTTGACAGTCTGAGAGGGCTTTATATACTGAGAGTATACATTTTAGCTACAAGGCCGGGCGCTCCAACGCGCTGAAGGCCGCTGCTCCAAAGACCTGCCCAGACAGATTAAAGAGCCGCAAGAAACCAATAGTTTCAGCGGCTCTTTTTTTATGACCGCTGGGAAGGAAACAGAATGAGCATTAAGGCTTTAAAAGAGCAGCGCTTTGATATTTTCAAGCGCCTGGAGGAGCTCCGGAACCTTGCAAATAGTGAGGACCACAACTGGAGCTCAGAAGACGAAAACAACTGGGAATCCTGTAATGGCGATTATGACCGCCTGAGCAGATCCATAGAGGTGACGGAACGCACCGAGGAGCTCGAAGCGCAGCTTGCAGAGCGTAGCGAAAAGAGAAATCTTTTCCACGCAGAGCGGCCTGAGAGTGTGCGAGACGCTGCCCCTAGTAAAGAAGAACGCGACGACGCGCTACAGGGCTGGGCAAGAGCTCAGATGGGCATGGACCTGGAAGAGCGTCACCAGCTCGCCTGCCGCAAGTGCGGCGTAAATCCTACCAAGGATCACTACGAAACCCAGCTTTACCGGGGCAACTATGACACCATGCGCCGCGAAATGCGGGCGGCACAGGCTACGACGCCAGCCAGCGCGGGCGGCGCCCTGATTCCGGAGGGCTTTGTTTATGAGCTCGAACGGGCGCTTTTAGCCTATGGCGGCATGAGGCAGGTCAGTTCTACGATAAGGACGGATTCCGGGAACGATTTGCCATGGCCCACGGTAAATGATACGGGCAATGTCGGCGCTATCCTGGCCGAGAATGCCCAGACCGGATCGCAGGATGTAACCTTCGGTTCTACTACGCTGGGAGCCTATAAGTACACTTCCAAGCTGGTGTTAGTTTCTGAAGAGCTGATGCAGGATTCAGCGTTTAATCTTACCAGCGAGCTGGGCTCACTCCTGGGCGAGCGTATTGCACGAATCCTGAACACTCACTTTACGACGGGAACCGGATCAGGACAGCCCAGCGGTATCGTTTCGGGGTCGATCAGCGGCAAAACAGCCGCATCTGCAACGGCTATTACAGCCGGTGAGATTATCGACCTGTTCCATAGTGTTGACCCAATGTATAGAGACAGCGCTTCCAGCGTCTGGATGTGCAACGATGCATCGATTGCCGCTATCCGTAAGCTGGTCGACAGCGACGGACAGTTCTTATGGCAAGCCGGGATGCAAGCTGGGATACCTGATCGTCTCTACGGTCGGGCTGTGGTCGTCAATCAGGACGTTGCCGATATCGCGGCGGGAACCTTCCCGATAATTTTTGGGGATTTTTCTCTTTATAAAATTCGAGATGTGGCGGGCGTAAGGCTCTACCGCATGAATGAACGCTATCGCGATTATGACCAGACTGGTTTTGTGATCTTCTCGCGCCATGATGGTGTGCTGCTCAACGCAGGCACCAACCCGGTGAAGTATCTGACGATGGCAGCTTCCTAATGAAAGTTTGCCTATTAGTAAGCAGAGCAGGGCCGACGTTCAGCCAGAAGGCAGGCGATGTTATCGATGTTTCTTCCGATGAGGGAAAACGTCTGATCGCCGCTGGCCAAGCGCAGGCAGTAAAGGGAGGAGCCCCCAAGGGGGGCTCCTCTTCTTCTTCTTCTAAACCTAAGAAGAAAGCCGAATAAATGAAGATTAAGCTATTGGTGAACTGGCATAGGGAGACCTGCTCCCATTATGTCGGTGACGTTATCGAAGTTTCTAAGGAGGTTGGAGACCATCTCATCTCCATCGGCCAGGGCGTGAAATCTACTGGCAGCGTCACTGAAGCCGCTGCCGTCGATCCCGATACAGAGAATGCCAGCCTGCCAGCTCCTGAGAAGAGGTAAACAATGGGCCTAGCAGTTGTCACGCCACCCAGCGAAGAGCCGATTACGCTGGCAGAACTGAAGACGCATCTGCGGGTAGATACGTCGGATGATGATACTTACATCACAGCCCTGGGCGCGGCAGCTCGCGCCTGGTGTGAGGGGTTCTGTAATCGTCAGTTCGTCAGCGCGACGTATGACTGGCGCATCGATAAATTCGGTGAGCTCCTGATACCTAAACCTGACCTGGTCAGCGTGACCAGTATCAAATATATAGACACCGACGGCGCAGAGCAGACGGTTTCTTCGAGTATCTATGATGTCGATATAGACCAGGCACCAGGGCGCATCAGGCTGGCGTATGATAAGAGCTGGCCGGATGACCGGCGAGCGGTTACCAACGCTGTGACCGTTCGATTTGTCGCAGGCTATGGCGCGGCATCAGCGGTGCCTGAGACCCTCAAGGCGGCGATTAAGCTTCTGGTCGGGCATTTGTACGAACATCGCGAAGCGGTGACGCTGGGGCACCTCTCGCGCTCTCTCCAGTACGGTCTTGAGCGCCTGCTATGGCCATATAAGATGGCGGAGGTGTAATGTTAGCGGGCAGACTCCGGCACCGTATCGAGTTCCAGAGTGAGAGCCTGGCGGCTGATGGCCAGGGGGGCTCTACGCGCTCATGGTCTAGCCGGGCTTTTGCATTCGCCAGCATGAAGCCGCTACGAGCTGAAGAGCGCTTTTATAATGAGCAGCTCAACCATACCGGAACGCATCAATTTACGATCAGATACCGGACTGACCTTGCTGAAACTGACCGCATCAAGTTTTCGAGTAAGTTCTACCAGATAACCGGCATCATCAACCCCAACGAGAGCGACCGGCAGCTGGTGATTACAGCGAAGGAGATCAAGACATGAAATTTGATCTCAAGCTGGACAATAACAGCAAAGGCGTATTGTTTAAGCGGCTGGCGTTGATGTCTCTGAAGATCCGGCAGAACGTAGAGCAAGAGGTCGATAAGAGCTCAAAGGCGATCCAGGCAACAGCGAAGAGCAGAGCGCCCAGGGATACCGGGGCGCTGGCGCGTTCAATAGCGCGTAAGAAATTTAACGACGGCCTGACGGGCGTGGTGTACACCAAGACCTCAAGAGCAGGCGGGAAGAGCGGCACCGGGTACGCGCATCTTGTCGAGTTCGGTTCTGGCGGTTATTACCGGACGCCGCCAGGCGTATCTCGCGGCGGCAGCGCTGGGCCGTATCGTCCATCGTCCACCAGGATGCTGGCCGAATGGGCCGACCGTCACAACCTGCCAGCCTTTCCCGTTGCTCGAGCAATCGGTGAGCGCGGAGGCGTCCAGAGCAGGCCGTTCCTTTTCCCAGCGTATGAGGGCGAGCGGGCAAGCTTCACCAGGGCGCTACGTCGCGCTATATGGAACCGGGGCGTCAAAAGCGTAGCGGCGGGGGCGGCATAATGGGCGAACGATTACCCCTCAACAGCCTGCAAAAAGGGATCTACAGCCGCCTGACGGATGGAAGCTTCACGTTTGACGTATACGATGAGGTACCGGAGAACACAGCGACGCCATACGCCGAGATCGGTTCTTGCAGCGTAGCGCTGGACCTGGAGACGGTTAGCGAATGCACCACGACCTTACACGCATTCAGCGATACCGCTGGCAATAAACAATGCAATGACATGCTGGAGATGGCTATCGAGAGCCTGACCAGCTCCGCGCTAACGCTGGATGAAGATTTCAGCCAGGCGCTAGGGCGTCTTGAGCTCGCAGAAATATTTAAAGAGTACCATTCTGATGGAAAGCTCATCAGACATGGCGTTTTAAGGTTTCGCTGGATACTCAGCGATGACGAATAAGGAGACTTATCATGGCAGTACAGACGGGCCTATCCTGGCTATTTTACGTTGATACGGCGGCTAGCGAGGGCTCACCAAGCTGGGCCAAGCTCCCACAACAGCGCGGCGGCAACCTCAATTTCTCGAAGAGCGACGTAGACGCGACCAACAAGGACGAATCAGGCTGGGAAACCAGCGTAAGCACCCGGCGCG